AGCCGCCCCAAGCGCACGAATACGTTGTTGGTATGCTTGTGTATGCCTAGCCCTAACAACGGTGTCAATTGCCTTTAGCATGGCATCGTTGGCCTCTTTGAGTTCACGAAGCAAAGTCATGCGTTCCCGTGCCGGACGCGCACCGGCTTGCGCTGTCTTTTCGGCAATGTTTTCGTAGCCATCTTGCCAAGCCTCTAACGACTCAAAGTGGGCGTGCGGTTCTGCCTTATTAGGCACATACAAAGGAAACGCTGTGGTAGTCAATTCGGGCGCGTTAGCTTTTGCTTGCTGTATATCAGCAACTAATTCATCAACGGCATCTATAGCATTTTGGGTAATTTGCACCCCAACTGGGGTGCTTGTTGCCCCAACTGTGGTAATTAAATCAAGCGGGTTAGCGGGCTTGGCAACCGGTGCGGGTAATTGAATTTCTACAAAATCTTGCGCTTCTTCACTTGTTATTAGGCCGCGCAATACATCGGGAAACGCATCGCGCAAAGCAAAGCCACGCGCACGCATTTGCATCATGCGCTTGGGGTACATAGACCACGGGCCTTGTTTGCCCCACAAGCCCGCCCGCTTTGCGTCATCGATGCCAAACTTAACCGTCACGGCCTTGCGCCCTTTGCGCCGCGCTACGCAAACAGCTACAGGGTTTGGCGTTCCCTCACCCTCGAAGTATTCTTCTACATCTTCACAGACGTTTGAGGCTTGTACAAGGGCCATTGCCGCATCGCCGTAGATGCTAGGCTTACCGTTGATGACCGCTATGTTTTGCAAGGCTTGCAGGGGCGCTAAACCTATTTCGCAACCCCATTGCACGCAAACTAATACATCTTCAGGCTTACCCTGAAACTGTTTAGGAATCATTGACGAACTAGCCAACATTTCGCTAAAGGAAATGGCCTCCGACAGCGTGGTCGGGGCAAAGGATTTGTTAGTGCTTAACTGCATTGTCGGCCTCATCGTTATCTAATTCTTCTGCAATGGTTGCAATCACCAAAGTGGCGATGGCCTCGACCGCGGCTTCTGCGACTTCCCTTGGCATTTCAGGCGATGCCGCCATCATTGTTTGAACCGCTATTTGGTAGGCGGCTTGTATTCTTGTTGTGTTCATGTTGATGTGTCCTTGATGCTTATATTTGTTTGCCGAATTGAATAGGCTTTTCTCGCGGGTGATAGTTTTTCGGGGGCATCTTTGTAATGCCGCATTCGCCAACTGATAATCATTTGCCCTGCCCTACCTTTTTCAGCGTCACCTAGCATTTGCTTTAACTTCATTTCAGCGTCATCAATCGTTGATTCGCATGCCGCAATCACTAACTTTTTGTCTAAAATTTTTTGTGCCAATTCAATTGCTTTATCGTCAAGTTCTATTTCTTCTTTATGTGCCGTTGGAAACAGGCGGTTTACTTCAATGCTTGTGGTCGGTGCGTACCAATCAAAAACTGCATCCCTGCGGTATGCCTGTAATTTGGAATCAAACTCAAGTACGGCCTTTGTGATGGCCTTTTGGGTTTCAAAGTGAACGGCAAATAGAAACACCCGCAATTGCATACCCGAATAAAGTACGCAAACCGCACCCCATTGATGGCCCGTCACAAGCAATTGACCCTGTAGCTGAATAGGACCGCGGGCAAGGTCGGGCGTATCTTCAGGAAAGGCTTTTGTTAGCTTGGCTTCAAGTACACCCGTGCCGCGCAACACTATGCTTTCCTGACCAATGACATAGATGCCCTTGGCAGGGTCGCTAACGATGGTTTGACCGTTGCCCTCGCCTACCCCGTCCAATGAGCATTGAAGGGGCAAGCAATCGTGCGTGTAGGCTTGCCTGATGTCGGTTTCAAACTTAGTGATGCCAAGCCGTTTAGCTGATTCAGCCAAAATAACCGGTTCAAGCGTGTTACCCCATTCCATCTGTTCCGAACCGATGTTGGGCCTTTCGTTCCCATCGATGGCGTTTATTGAATATGCCAATTCATCATTAGGGGTCGCATAACGCGAATGACCCATCAAGGCCGGTAAGCGGCTTGCGCTCATCTGCCTGTCGTCTGTTAATTTCCCCGCCATGTTTTGGTGTCCTTAATCGTTGAGAGCGTAAACGCGCACGATGCGGGCATGGGCTTCTTTATGGGAAGCCTCGCAATGCCCAATCTTGCGAAATGATTTGGTTCTAAATACTGCGCCTAGAACTGAAGGGTTAACCCCTAGTGGCACTTGAAGGTGCTGACGAATGTCATTTATCGAAACTTCGCCCTGCCTTTTGGCAATCTGCATTGCAAGGGAACGACAACTTTCAAGAAAGTCAGAATCCCGAACTTCGAACATGTCAAGTTGTTGGTCGCGGATTTGTTGGCCTAAAGTTGGGTTAAGCATGGGTAGCCTCTTTAGGTGTTTTAGCCCGTTTGACCGTTCTTTTTGCTTCATCATTGGCTACCACTTCAACCAATGGCATCCAACCGAATCTGCGCCAAGTGGCATGAATATCGGTGTAATTGGATGGCGTGTACTCGCAACCCTGCGCGAGACTTTTTGTCGGGAAGGTGATTTTCTGCATATTAGAAAACCACTAAAACAGAAAAACAAACAATCAGAATTGATGCCCCGAACGCTAAAGCTAGGGTTAGCTTTTCGGCAAAAGTTTCGCCCCGCGATTGGTGGGTCAAATTGGCTTGGCAATCTGCGAAAACATCGTATGATGAAATAGAACCGTAGCCCACGGTTTTAGGCTTTTCTCGCCCTATTTGGGGATGCAAAGAAGCTATGTTTTCTAGCTTTTTTTGTACATTACCCAAACACCATAGGTAGTGTTTTTCACTTTCATAAACACTATATACATCGTATAAAGTAGGATTTCTATAATCCTGTTTTGCAGATTCTCTAAATCTAGAACCCGCTTTAACCAACCCCGACTGCATTATGTTTTTAAACACTTTTTGCCCCTTTTATTAAAAAAAACAACTTAATGTAACTTCTTAGTACAAAACCCCAACCCCAACTGACCCGAATACGCTACCTATAGTGATGGCACATCATGCCATTTTCACCCCTTAAAAGGTCATTATTTACTTATAACCAATTGCTGTTTTCCTGACTGCAAAATCTACGACTTTGGCTATCTTTTTAATTGCCGGTACAACACCCACAACCATATCGCCAAGGTCAATAACCGGCTTGGATTTAGCCGACTTTCTATCCTGTTTCGCCCGTGCATCTGCAATGTCTTTAGCCCGTTTAGTGCTAATGCCGTTCATGGCATTTTCTAGGTCTAACTTCAATTGCTTTTGCTTTAACTTTTCAGACCTTGCGTGAAGTGCTTCGGCGGCTACCTTTTCTTTGGCCCTTTGTAAGAACGACTTGCTATCAACATATTTAAGTTGAAACTGCGAATCGGCAAACAACTGCCTAGCCAACATGACACGAATAATGGGGTCGCCCTCGACTTCATAGGCAAAATGCTGAACTTTCTGATTTAACTCAGAAATGATGACCGCGCACTTTTTTAGTTCTTCCAAACTGGTGATTCTGAAATCCAACCGGCAACCTACAGGCCGACCTGACTTCACCAAATACTCGCCCAACTTGTTTTCATCAGCGGGGAAAATCTGCGCCCAATTGACGATTTCTTTATAGTCCGGTTCATTTTTCATTGTTTTTCGTCTTTATAGAATTGTTATCTTTTGTACTACGCCATCAATAAATCCCCGAAAATAAAATTTATATTGAATATACGTTTTACACGCTATTGTCATATTGATATACATAGATTTACAAAGCCCCATGTTGGTGCATGGTTTTGTCATGGACATTTGACACAATGTTTGTTCCTGTATATAGAAAATTTACTTCAACCGCTTGAGCAAATTAGATACTTGCGTAGGCGACCATTCGGCGTAGCCCCGCGGTGTCAACAAGCCGTTTTTAGCAAACGCCGCCGAAATTTCTCTAAGCGTTGATGCCTTAGATGTCTTAATGATTTGCCGCACCATTGGGCGTACTTTTTCGGCAAACGCATCTGCCTTGGCTACGTTGACCACGTTGCCCGCCGCTGAACCGATTTCCGGCGTTCCTGACCCTAACTTAACGCCCTGCTTCTTTAGCTTGTCTAACGCGGCCTTGGTGCGTTCCCCGATGCGTTCAGCTTCCCAATGTGCAAACACTTGGCGCATCTTTAACATTTCCCGCGTGGCTACCGGTAAGTCAACGCAAATGAAATTAACTTTGGGGTCATCTAGCAATACTTCTGAAAAAGCGATGTCGCGGTTTAGCTTGTCTAAAGATGCGATTAACAGCTTTGCTTTTTGTTTTTTGCAAACAGCAATTGCTGTCGCTAATGCCGGTCGGGTTTTCTTGTGCCTTGTCTCGTTTTCTATGTACTCAGAAATTACTGAGGCTTTGTTTTCTTCAATAAACTTAGCAACCTTTGTTCGTTGCGTTCCAATGCTGTTAGCGGTTTTGCTTTTATCGAATTGACGATAGTAGGCAACAAAAGTTTTATTAGTAGTCATGTTGTTTTCTTATCCTGTAGTTGTAGTGTTTAAACATTTAAAAAAGTATTGTCACGAACTGAATCGAAAATATCTTGCAAGGTTATGTATGCGCCGTAAGCTAGAACGCGGTCAAAATCGTTTTTATCTTCAATTTGGTTTGTGCCATTGTCAGAAACAAAGCCCCAGTTTTTTTCCATCTTTGCAATTTGCGATTGCAATTCGTTCAGTAGGTTTTCTTTGCTAAAGCGAATCATGATGTTGTTACCCCTTTAGGTAGTTCTGAAAATTCAGCCAAAGTGACAATACGCATCACGCCTTTGTCAACCAAATGCGTGTAGTTTTTTCTGACAACCCAACGAATTGCTTGCAATGATGTGCAGGGAATCGTTACGTCTTTCCATGTGTTATTGAATTCATCAAGATGCACAACAACGTGATCTTTTTTGCTAGATGATCTTTTCATTTGTTGTCTAAATTGATTGCTTGTGTACCGGCTTTTTCAGCTTCTTCACGGCTATTAAAAACTGCGCTAATGACAATGTTCTTTGGGCCGCGGGCGTAAACCCAACCGCCAAGTTTTTTGTTTTCAACAATACGAATTAACCATTCGCTTTGGCTTGCCTTGCGGGGCTTTTTGTTTCTATGCAAAATTTCAGGGCTTGCTTTCATGATTTATGCAACCCACTTAGAAAACATTTCAAACATATCTGTCAGCAATTGTTTTTGGCTACGGGTGTCACCGTCTAAAGATTGAAACGCTGTAGCCATTGCTTTTTCGTATGCGCTACCGTGCTGAAGCATTAAGGCAATGTTTGATGGGTCGCCCAATGAAGCAATTTGTTCATCGGTCAAAACGGTGGGGTGAATCGTTTTCATCATTTGTATTTCCTTTGGCATAAACAGCCGGTTGTTTTGTACACAGCCCAATTGTATATCAGGTGTATATCGTTTGTACAGACTTTTTTAAATATATTTTTGCAGGGGTAAATTAGGCTTTCGCCCAATAGCCGTAAACCATTCGGTGTGTGCAATCAAAAATGTCATTGGCAACCCCATCTATGACCGCTACAAAGTGATGGGCCTGATGCGCTATGACTACCCCACTAGGCATGTCTGAACAACGCGCCTTGCGCCCGTCAAACTTGGGTGCAGACTTCCAAATCCAACCGTGCTTTTTAAGAACGTCCGTATAAAGTTCTTTGCCAATACCGTTACGCGCTGATTTTGCTTTGCCAACATTTGCATTGGCTTGGGCTAATTCTTTATATGCCGCTTGGTAGTCAAGTCCCAATGCAATTGCCATTGCCCTTGCACCGCAATCACCGGCAGTACCTTTGTACCCTGCCGCTTTGCGACCGCCATCATTAAATAAGTATTTCATAAAAACCCTTTCGGCATAAACAGCCTTTGTTTGTACACACCCCCATTGTATATCGCTTTGTACATCTGTACACATCCCAAAAGGCACTATTTCAAGTGTTTACCCTAATAAATGAAAATAAATTTGCATAATTCTTGTTTGTACAAACCCCAAAAGGCACAATAGAGGCTATATCACCTAGCAATACACCAATGAAACAAGCCAAAACTAAACCGTTCTTAATGCGTCTTAAACCTGAGACAAAGCATTTGTTAGAACGGGCCAAAGAAGACCAAAGGCGGTCAATTTCTAGCCTTATTGACGAATCGGTACGGGTGCAATTGGGCTACCGTTACAGCGGCTCAGAGGCCTTCAAAAACGATGAAAAAGCGGTTGAAGCATGAACCCTACGCCACCATGTCCCGCTGAACATTACGAATTTCGTTGCACGCTTTGCGATATTGATTTGGTTTGCCACTTGGAACACTTCCCTGCTGAAAAAGGTTCAGTTGATTCATACGGCGCGGCTTATGAACCCGATATTGATGAATCAATGATTTTGGTTTGCGTTTACCTTGAAGGCTCAGATGTTGACATTGTGGCAATCGTGTCGGCAACCTATTTAGACCATCTTGAAAATTTGGCACTTGCTGATTTGAAGGCGTACAAATGACACACACACAGGCAACGCGCTTGCTTGACTTGGTGCGGTCGGGCAAAGGTTCTGACTTGCCCGATGACGTTATAAGCGAAGCCTTGTACATGACAGGCGATGGGGCAATCATTTCTGAACTGCCAAACCCTGCGATGGAAGCGTTTATACAGGCCATGCGCGAGGCGGGCCAATTATGAGATACGCCGCACGGGTAGATGCAAATCAAGATGCCATCGTATCGGCATTGCGCGCCGCGGGTGCATACGTTTGGATTGTCGGTTTGCCGGTTGACTTGCTTGTTGGATACAGAAATCACACCTACTTAGTTGAAATAAAAACAGATGCAAAGAAGCGTTTAACACCTTTACAGGCCGACTTTTTCGAAAACTGGAAAGGCGGCACATTAGCGCGAATAGACAACCCCGAATCAGCCCTGCGAATGTTGAAAGTAATTCAATGAGTTTTGCTTTACATCAGATAGCACTAAAGGGTAGCGCAATTACTAGCAACCAATACAAGCTATGCAATTTCTGCGAAGAACGAAAGCCCCCTGAAGGTGGCGTACAACTAAGCCCGCGCCGTTGGCTATGCGCGGTTTGTTGGGTCGATAAAACTAGAAAGGTAAAAAGGAAATGAATAGAGAAATTATTACCAAAATTGCCAAGGCATCAGGCTTAGACGTTTACAGCCTTGGGCATGACCGCGAAAAATGGTTGTTAACACTAGATGTTTTTACAGTTTTAATTTTGTCAATCGAAACCAAATCGGTGCTTGAAACCATTGAAGCGTT